AGGAGATTCCTTAGCCATTGATAACCCTCCTCAATTTCCTTAGATGCGAATCCGAATCCTCGACGAACGCATCCCCGTCCGGGTATATCAGCGTGCGGCCTCCCTCCACGCGCCCGATATCGAATATGGGATAGCGTTCCCAGTGGTTCTCAAAGCAGTCCTGCCCTGCGCGGAAATAGAATGTGACCGTGCCAGGGCTTTCAATGCGCTCGACATATCGCTTCCTCGTCCCCCCTGTCCGTACCATGTCGATGAGATCCTGCTGCGCTGGTGTGGCCAGCACGATCATCCAGCCATGCTCCTGATTCGCGCATCTCGCGACCTCACATGATATCTGCCGCTCCGCTCCACGGGTCAGCTTCGCCTTGAACTTGGTGACCTGGTTAGGCGTAAGCGACACGGTCGACTGCTTCTCCGCGCCGGAATGATACGGCGAAATTGACCGGGTTGAATGTCCCGGTGCTGATGACCCTGACGTACCGCTCCACCGTGCCGGAGACGGTCACCCGTTCCGACCCGGCGGCGGTGACCTGGGCAAAAGCCTTGAGGGTTCCCCAACTACTTCCATCCGATGAATCCTGCACCGTTGCGGTGAAATTGCTCCCAGTGAACGATGTCACATGGAGGATTGCCTCCGCGCCAGCAGTCGTCTGTGCGCCCTGGTCGAGCGTCGCGCCATTCGCGGCGCCGGTGTCCGTCTTCAAGCCAGGCGTCAGCATCACACCCCAGGCCGGCGCGACTCCGTTATTGAGGCTCTCGATGTCGAAGCTCAACGCACCGTCTGCCGACCTGGTCGGGTCGTAGTTGGTCGCTAGCCCTGCCATCATCCCCGCTACGTCACCGACGGTGGCACCGAACGACCAGGTGAAGACGCTTGCGGTTGTGGGTACTCGGCTGGCGAGATGCGCTGCCGCCGTGGCGTCATTGAACCAGACGTTGTAGCTGACCGTCCCACCGACCAGTCCCTGCACCCGCTCTACCGCCGATTTATTGATGCCGGTGACTTCCAACACGCCCACCGGCGTCGACCAGGAGCTGATGGCAGACACATCCCCGCTGAGATCATAGATGCCCTGGAAAAACTGCTGGGCCAGTCCTGTCTTTTTTGCCATGTCTCCTCCCTATGCCGCCTGGGTCGCGCTACCGTCCACGATCAGCGGAACGGTTATATCGACGGTCCTGAACATCGTCGTCCCGATGCTCACGTAGCCATATTGTGCATTGAAGGCTTGACCGTACTGCCCGGCGATATCAATCGCTCGCATCGTCGCCCCCAGGTCGAACTCCCCGATCAGGTTGCTCGATATCTGCGAGACTGCCAGGGCCATCTCAGCCTCCACCTGTCCCGCGTCATCACCCTGCCCGAACGCCGCCCTCCGGTATAGCCGAACCGTCACCACGTGCTGCTCAATCGTCGTGGAGAGCGTGAGCTGCACCACGCTGGCACTCGCCATGTAGATCGCCGCGTGGAGCTTGTCCACGGCGTCCGGAGGGCTGGACGGCTCGCCGATCCGCGTCTCCGCGACGTAACCAGTCCGGGCTATATGCGATGCGATGGCATCCAGGGTGGCTTTGATGTTGAACGCCATCAGGCATTCATCCTTCGGACGAACCGCTGGATGTACGCCCCAAAGACATCTTCGGCCTTAGCCTCTAGCCATTGGCCGGTCCGTCTGAAGGACGCATACCCAGGGAACCGGCTGGTCTTATTCCGGCTGCTGATTCCCTCCAGCCACGGGCCATAGACCACGCCACCATCACTGATGATGGCCCCGAGATTCTTGAAAGTGGTCGAAATGGACCGGCGATAATGACCTGTGCTGGCATTCTTCCCAGCCTCTGATATCGTTAGATATACTCCAGGTGATGGCCGTGGTCGCAAGGTCTGGGCCAACCGTTCCTCGCCCATCTGCACCAGCTCCTTGACGGCACCGTTGATCTCCCGGTCCAGGTTAGGCCCACCGGCCTTGAATATCGGCCCTGTCATATCCAATCTCACATGAAACCGCATCAGATCGCGTACTCCCTGGCTCGGAGGTATTGCTCGGTCACCCGCATCGACAGCGCACTCAGCTCCCGACCGGTCATCTCGATCGATGCGTCCCCGACGCCGATGGCACGGCCCCAGGCCGCGGCCTCCTGGGTGTAGGCGGCAATCGCAATCGCCATCGTCAGCTCGCGGATCGGGCCGGGTGGACGGTATGCACTGACGGCGGTGGAGTTGGCGTGGACCGCCCCGGTGGTGCCGTTGACGCCGCGCTCGATGGTGAGCGTCCGGAAGATGTGAACCGCGGTGTCGTTGTTATGGGCGGCGAGCGTCGTCGCGTTGAACCCTCGCTCCACGGTCAAGACGGTCGCGGTAGTCCCGCGGACTAGCATCTCCTCGCTGTCCACACGCACGACCTCGCCCACGCTGATCCCATGCGTCCCTCCGTCCACGGTGACGTTCTCGGATTTATCGGCGGTCAGTGCGCCGTTGACGAGGATGGATGCCAACGCCGCGGCGGTCTTCTCGCTCACGAATATCTGCTCGCTCTCGATCAGGAGCGTATGCCCGACGTTGATGCCTGATGTCAGAGATCCATTGGAGCAGACCATCTCGGTCGCGGTGGCGTCGGCGGCTAGCCCGGAGGAGACGGTCCCCACCGATGTGGTATCCGCGCTGTAGCCCCAGGAGCCAGCGACACTGATGGACCGCTGCGAGGTGTCCCCAGCCTCAAATGCTGCCGTGCTGCTGATGTCGATCTCGATGCGGTTGTACGGAGGCGCAGAGTTGACCGGCTCAAGAAAATAATCGGATGAGGAGACTGTCGTGGGAGAGGAATCCTGCGCCTTGGCCTTAAGCGCGGAGACGGAGATCAGATCCGCATCGAGCCAGAGGATGGAGCCGGTGCCGTAGTTACCAGGCCAGCGGAATAATCGGGTCTGGGTCTTGGGGACGAACCAGCGGTGGGTCGCGTTGTCGATGTCGCGGCTTGCCGCTTCGATGAGCCGGTCTATGGCCTCATCGTTCTCGTTGCCATTGGAGCGGACGGCTCGCTTCACGCCCTCGCGGGTCGCGTACCAGTTCGGCACATCCCCTGCTTTCTAGGACGGGCCACCTATTCTATTTCTATTCAGCCAGTCCAGGTATAGTTCCCGGCCCGACAGTTACGGACACCATCGGGCCGGATATCGAGCACCTCGCCATCGATGGGGCAGGCGATCGGAGGCGTGGTCTGGGCCAGCCTCCGGTCCTCCCTCGCCTGTTGCCTGATGTCATGCAGCTGCTGCCAGGACATGGTGGCTCGCTACCTGTAGTACATCCGCAGGACGCCTTCCTTGGCGTTCCCCGCGTTGCTCACTACGAGGCTCAGCGCGCCCATGAACGCGGCCCCGTCCTTGGCATCGCCACCGGTCAGCACCTGTTCCGAATTGCTGGTGTCCCTGTCTGCCAGGACTCCAGCCGTGATATCGATGCCGTCCTCGTCATTGATCACAATGTCGTAGTCGTCCGTTGGAGCCGTGCCGCCAGGGTTGGTCGCATACCGCAGGGCCACGCCGCTGAGCACTTTGGTATCCGTGCCGGAGACATCCCCGGACGCATCGCTGGTCCACGACCATTGGGCGTACTTCACGGTGCCGTGGTCGCTGTATGTGAGGGTGACAGAGCCTGCCATCGTCTATGCCTCCTCTGCCTCTTCCTCGGCCTCTTCTTCAGCGGTGGCTTCCTCGGCCTTTTCCTCCTCCGGCTCCTCGGCCTCCTCCACAACGTCCGGGGTAGTCACCGCAGTCCCCGTAGCAGCGGCTCGTTCTGCCGCGATATTGGCGAGCGCACCGGGCTTCCCCTCGTCCCAACTCTTCAATACTGTGGGCATTATGCCTCCAGGTTGACTTGGCAGAATGTCAACTTCCTGATCGTCATGACGTTGGCCACGGCCTCGCCGGTCAAGAACTCAACGGACAGCCGTAGCTCCTCATCGTCTGGGACGTTCGTGGTCGCCGTCTGGGTGCTGGTCAGCGAGCCGTTCACGTAGCTATAGAGGGACTCGGCTGCACCGTCCCACACGAACTCCAGGTCGACCTCGGTGCCGTCCGCCAGGGTGGCGACGTCCTCGGTCTTCGTCTCCGAGGAATCCTTCTCGACCAGGAAATCCAGACCAGCATCACCGTCCACCGACTGGTAGCCGATGCGGTCTGTGACACCGCCCAGGATGGCGGTATCGGTGATGGCTAGCCCCGCGAAGAAATCGGTCTGGTCTACGTCGTTGATGGACATCTTGATCCGGAAATACACCCAGTTGCCCGAGTTGAGCAGGATGCTCTCGCCGAGTAGCTGGTAGCTCCCGCCGTCATCTTCGTTGGCGGCACAGGTGATGGTGCTCGCGCCGCGCTCGGTGTTGCTGGCAGTCCACTCGGTATTCCCGCTCCCAGCCTCCACCACCGTCGCCGTATAGCCGAGGGGATCAGTCGCATCCGGCTGGCAGTCATGGTGCTGCAAATCGTAGAACTGGATATTGTCGCCGATAGCGTTGACGATCCGGTGCCGATGGGTCTGGTAGAACAGCAGTCCACCATTCTTATATTCACTGTGCAAACTTGTAGCCACGCCGCAGCCTCCTTGCTGCGCCCCGTAAGGGGCGACGTCGTTACTTGATGACGACCTTCCTGGGCCGTCCTAGTCGGCCATACCGTTCTGGAATCTTGGAAGGGAGAACCCTCGTCGCGGTGTTCAATATTGAACACCCACCGGCCTCGACCCTCTGCCTGACCTTGCCCGTATGGCGGCAGTGCTGGGCCTGCGTACCAGCACAAGCGGCACTGCCGCACTCCGAGCAGACCAGCGTGTCGACCAGCATGGTTAGGTGATGGCCTCACGCGGTGGGTCAGCCGGATATTTGGGATCGACCAGGATCACCAGACCCGCACCGTCCACGGGGTCGTTGGCCGACTCAGTCGCGACCATCCGGACGTACTTGTCGGTGCCGCTGAGTTCGTCGGCTCTGATCTCCATCGCATACGCCTGGTTGGTTCCCGCAGTCGTGGTGAAACCGGACGCCGTGGCTGCGGTGATGCTTCCCCAGGTATTGCCGCTGGTGCAGACGGTGTAGTTATACGCCACCGCCGTGGAGGTCGTGGGAGTCGTATCGTCGCAACTCTCGATGGTGATCACTGCCGTCCCGGTCCCACCAGCCCCCTCTACGAGGACGAACACCGCGCCGCCATAGTTGGCGAGCGATATGACATCGGTCGTCATATTCCCGTTGTAAATGTCCTCATTGGCCGTGACGATCCCCGCGTGGTAGATGTTCATCTCCGTCAACGCACTGCGTGCCATCTCAAACCTCCTTATTACCGCTTCTGACTATGACCTGGTGGCCAGGGCTACCGCCGGGCTCACGGTGTTGCTACCGTTGCGTGGGGTGAGTGCGCTGTCGAGCCACATCCGCCCATCCAACCTCTCGCTGAACAGGAAGACCGTCTCCTGCGTCGTGAACCGCACGTGGGGGCTAGCCGACGTTGTCAGGGCCTGCCGGTCGCCTATGAGGTAGTAGGACAGGTCCACGAGCATCAGATCGCCCACGGTCCCCAAGGTCTTGCATTTCTCCGTGAAAATGATCGGCCTGCCGTAGATGCTGTTCGGCGGCCCACCGACCATATTGGACACCCAGACCGGGCCACCACCGGTGCCGACGGCCTGGGAGAGGCTGGCCAATTGCGGGAACGTATCGTTATGGGCCAGCCAGACGCTATTCCCCAGGCTGGAGGGGAGCATCCGCGAGTACATTTTGTCCAGGTTTTCTTTGACCAGTGTCGCCGCGGCCTGTCCGGTTTCCTTGGCGACGCTGATGAGGCACTCGCTGTTCAGGATGCCCTGGGGCTGTCCTGCGCCGCTGCCGGCGATGAACGCCACATCCTCAAAGTAGGAGATGGCCTGACCGAAGAGCCGGGTCAGGAGCGTCTCGATTGCGATGGCGCTGTCCTGCACCAGCTCGTTGCTGATGACCGTGTACCCGGTGAGCTTCTTGGCATCCAGAACCACCTGCCCGAAGGCCGGCTGGTTGCTGGATGACGAGATGTCCTCACCCTCTGATCCCCAGGACGCTGACACGCCGCCGAACAGGTTGGAAGCGTGCGATGTCTCCTTGATGCTGGGGATGCGGAGGACGTTGCTGCCCATCGGCATCGTGAACGCCCTCGGTCGGATCACCGACTGCTCCAGGGGAATCTGCATCAGGTCCGGCCTGAACTCCTCCGGGACGAGGAAGCCACCGGTGTCCCCGAAGTTCTCGCCCAGGTTGCGGGTATGCATGAGCCTGGAGTCGATCCCGAAGCCATTCCCAGCCTCGAAAACTTTCTGGAAGAACTCGCCCTTGCTGCGCCACTTCCCGTCCTCGGTTACGCCGAGGGCGTCCTCGTTGTAGCTCTCAGCCACTGGGAGCCGTTTGGCACCGGCCTGGGAGAGCACATAGGTCACCGCCGCCTGGACCGCGCTGCCCGTCTTGGATTCGATGTGGCTGTCCAGTAACTCCTCAAGCTCGACCTGACTATCCGGCATTCCATCCTTCATCGCGGAACCTCCTCTAATGCTGCCTCGGTTGCGGCTACCGCCTCTGCGTAGGGGTCGAACGCCTGCCGGTCCTCCGGCTTGTCGCCGTCTCCGTAGTCATCCTCGTCCACCGTCTCATCATCAGGGTCGGGGTTTTCATCGTCACCAGCGTCCCGCTTGGGCTTGTCCCCGCGGCCCTTGTCATCGTCATCTGGCTCGGCGGCTCGCTCGCTGTCGAGCCGGTCCATGACGCGCTCGGTGGTCATATCAATGATGTGGTCGACTTGCTCCTCCGAGAGCGTGGGCGAGTCCGAGTCCTTCTCCACCTCCAGCCGCTCACGGGCGATCTCGGCCATGACGGGGTGGAGGTTCGCGGACTTGACCATGCGCTGGAGGGCATCGGGGTTGCTCGGTACGGTCACCGCGCTTACCTCCAATAGCTCCTGGCCCTTGTACTCCATTCCCCGGACGCCGAAGCTGTCGTCCTTGTGAAGCGGCACAGCTTTCGCCATGTCAGGGATGAAACCGACGCTGAACGCCAGGGCCTTCTCCTTCGCCAACTCGAACGCCCAATCCGCCTCCTCATTCCCCCGCCCGACGAAGAACCTGGCGACGCCCTTCATGGTGCTGCCCACCACATCCATCGACTCCCAGATTCCGATCTGGGACCGGAGGGAGTGATAGTCGTGGGACGACAGCAGGACGGGATGGGCGGAGAAGTTCCGCAGATCCCAGCCCTCGGCGCGTATTTTGTCGCCGTCCCGGTCGATCGTCTCGGAGGAGACAATAGCCGAGACCCGGCCCTGGGCCTCGTCCAGCACCTTGATCTCCGGGCGCGTCATCTTTGTCCTGAACATCCGGACGCTCCTCGATGCGCAGGCTTCCTCAGTCTCCCGCATCACCGTCGCGCAATATCCTTGCGGGTCGTCCTTGCCCTGGTTGGCAGCGATGCAGGCATCCATGTCGGCATACTCGCAATCCCCGCCGAAGGGCATCCCGCCTCCAAAACAAAAAGCCCGATCAGCAACCTCCGGTGGAGTTGCAAATCGGGCCACGTATGGGCCGCTCGGATGGCACTGGCTCACGAGGAGCGCACGCCGTCAATGCCTAGAATACCACCACTGTCAATGCTTACGCCGCGCTACGGGGACGCCAGACACCTCAGCATCGCCGATAATCCCTAATGGCGGCCCTTGAGGATGCCCAACGTCTTGCCGAAACGCGCCCACTCACCCACTGATACCTTGCCATCACGAAGCATCACCGTCCCATAATCGACCGCAGCCCGTCGCTCCTCGGCGGTGTCCAGGCAGCTGACGATGCGCTGGGCGAGCAATACCATCTGGCGTTTCTCCTCTGGTAAGAACCTCAGAAGCCAATTCACGGCGATACCTCCCACTCATGCTTGCACCGGCGACACCGGACCGGCGTCCCGTATGCGACGTTTGCCCCATGCTTGCGGTTGCACTGGGGGCAGCGGACCTCCAGGGCGATGAGGCTCCGCTCGTCTTGCTCGCTGATCGGGGTGTCGCGATAGATTACAGTGCACCGGCAGTTCGGGTGTTGCGGGATGGTTTCATTACCTGACGGGAAGATTTCATCGATGGGTATCCAGTCCTCTGCTGCGTTCAATGCACACAATTCACTGACTCCCACATCGCCCTGGCTGATCCATCGCTTCTGGCTGCGGCCCTGGCTCTTGGCTGCCGACTTCTGGCCGCTGCCGAGGGCCGTGGCTGTCTCTGTCCGGGCCACCGTCCTGGCCCGTTCACGGGAGAAGGCAACATCTCGCCGGAGGTTGCGTTGCAGCGTGCCGAGCGAATCACCCTCCCTGATCGTCTCGGCCACCAGCCCGTTGACACGGCTGCGGGTGAACCGCTCCAGGTTCAGGTCGCCGTCGATCCGCAATAGCTGTGCTCCTCGTTCCTCGGCGTATAGAGCCGCCAGACGCTGGACCTCTGGGAGGGACATCGCCGATACCTCTGCGGCCAGGACGAGCGTGAACGCCTCGGTCAGCTCCTCCACCACCTCGTCGCCGTACTTGGCCCACCAGTCCCAGTCGTACCCGTCAGCGATACCAGGCGTCAGCTTGGTCCGCGGCGTCGCGGCTTTGTCCTCCCGCTCCAGGTATGCCAGGAGGCCGTCCAGCTCGGCCTTGAGCCGTCGCTTCCACCCACGCTCGATCCGGTTCGCCTCCCGGTTGGCCTCCGGCGGATAGTCTCCGATGGGGTCGACCTTGGTGGCGCGGCGTGGCTTGTCCCGGTATCCGGCCTCCTCGGTTTCCTCCTCCTCTTCCAGCTCCTCCTCCGGTGCCTGTGGTGGTGGTACCTGTGGTGGTGGTGCCATGAGAGGCCGCGGTGCAGGACTAGGGTGCAGCTCGTCGCCCTCCGGCCCGTCCCAGTCGTCCTCACCGAACCGCCGGCGGGCCTCGTTCAGCGTCAAGATTCTCTTCTCGTAGCCAATCGAACCTTCCTGAATCGCCTCGGCCCGGTTGTCCGGCACCGGGTCGATGAAGTCGAACTCCAGCGAGTCGCCGTCCGGGTACAATTTGAGGAGCTTCTCATTGAGAGCCGCGCGGATACGGATCAGCCGCGGCCTTATGAGCCACCTGGCATACATAACCTCTGCCGCCTCGGCGTTGGCCCGGTTGACGCTCTCGGTGATCCCCATGATGGGCAAGGGCATGCCAAATGCGCCGAGGATCTGATCCCTCTCGAACCGGCGCAATTGTTCAAACTGCATATCGCGCTGTGTCAACTTTCTATCCTTCCACGTACCGCGCTCCAGGATGGCTACACGGTGGGCGTTCGCCACGCCCTGGTGCTGCCACCGCCACCGCTCGGCGAGCCGCTGGAAGTCCGCGTCCGGGAGATTGGCGGGGAACTCGATGATGCCACCCGGCTCGGCTGAATTGCGAAAGAAGTTCTGCATCCACTCCGCGGCCATGCGCTCGGCGCCGAGGTCGACCATCATGGACTGAACCACGCCGATGCCCCGGTAGGCGTCCATCGGGTTCGGATTCCTGGTGTAGATTACGTCGTCCTTCTCCAGGGACATCGTGGTCGCACCGAGCCGGTACTCGTAGCCGCTGATGAACTCGGTCGGGTGCGGTATGGGCCTCATCCTATCGGGCCGGACGACCTGGAGCTCCACCGGCACACCTGACCCGTTGCGGACCATCACCCACCACATCTCCCCGACCAGCTCCATGTGCTGCTGCGAGGTCTCAAGGAAGTCGGCCCTGGTCACAAACGGGTTGGCACTCTTCCAGAGGTCGATGGCCGGGTGGGCGTCTATCTCATCGCGGTCTCCCCCCTGGACCCGGTAGAGCCGCCATTCCTGGGCCGCGATGGACTGGGCGATCCGGTTGACGACCGCGAACAGCCAGCCGACGCTGGTCATCGCGCCGAGCTGCGATAGCTGCCCGGACGGTTGCGCTGCGGCTCCGAGTCCCACGAGGCCAGGGTTCATTCCTGTGGGTAGCCGTTCCGTGTTGACCTTCGTGGTCACGTCTAGGAAGCGCGTCAATAAGGACACCGTATCACCTCGTCCGTATGATCTGGGCCATCACTCCGAGTCCCACCGCTAGCACCAGGAGCGAGGTCACAACGACCCCCATCGCATATACCAGCGTCCCGACTAGCAGTGATACCGCGACCAACTCCGTACCGATTACGTACCGCTCTCGTATCACAGGAACCTGATATTGGGCGTCCCCTGGTTGGATAAATCACTCAGCGCATAGACCGCCGCATCCACCAGGTCGTCGTGCTCGTTGGCGATCGGGAACGCACACATCTGGTCCTCGGCCTCCGCGAACACCCCGACATGATGGACCCGGCCCTGCTCGTACAGGGCGGCGATCGGCTCCGCTCGCAGCGTCTTCCCGCGGCTCGCCCTGATGGCCTCGACGTTCACGGTCCTGCCCAAGCCCTCGCAGACCCGGTTGATAGTCTCGATTACCATGTCCCCGCCGTTGTTGGTCTCGGCCACGATCTTGTCGGCCTGCCAGCGGTCGTAGGCTTCCAATGCCTTCATCGCCCACTGCTGGGGAGGGAGCCGGTAGCCGTCGATGCTCAGCACGTAATAGTCCCCGTCCGAGCCGACCCCGGCGACCGCGATGGCCGTCTCGTCGCTCTCCGGGTTGGCCGTCACCGCTGGGTCGATAGCAATGACGATCCGAGGCATATCAAGCATCTTGACCTCGGCCTCGCCATCCTCGGTCTCCTCCACCTGGAGCGTGGTCGGTGGCTCTGACCTCCGGTGGTTGTCGATCCAATCGACGCGCCACAGTGCGCCCTCGATCTCCTCTATATACTCGCCCATCAGCTCCTGGCGTCCGAGCCTCGTGCCGCCGTAACGTCGCTCCAGGGCCTCCACCGCGGACTGTGCCAGGGCCGGGTTGTCGTACATCGTCCCGTGGGTCGTCACGGTCCCGACCTCGCTCTCCAAGGCCCGGACCCACCGGGATGCCTTAGGAGTGGTCGTGGCGATGATCCGAGGATGGGAGCCGAGGCGGACGCCGAAGGTGGCCTGGTCGTAGCTCTCGCGCTTCCACAGAGCCAACTCGTCAGCCCAGAGGAGCGTCCACTGTGGGCCGTTCCACCGGGCCGGCTCCTCGGCCCCCTGGAACTTGACGTAGCCGCCGTCACGGTGCCGAGCCTCCATGAGGCTGCGGTTCCAGTCGAACTCCTTGCGAGCGATTGTGATCAGCCCAGATTCGCCTTCGGCGCAGACCTCACGGGCCGACTGGATGGTTGGCGCACCGATGCCGACACGGGCCTCGCGACCATAGGTCCGGAGGTGGTCGAGAACGTATCGTGATCCTCCCTCGGTCTTGCCGGATCCACGGCCACCCAGCATGATCCAGAGCCGCCAGTCCCCGTCCGGTGGCACCTGGTGGGGATAGGGCTGCCACTGACGGCCCCCAGCATTGGCGTCGACGCCGAGGAGCATCGAGGGCCGCGGGATCGTCGTCATCATGTCAGCAGCTCGGCCTTCATCCCTCGAACGGTCCTATAGCCTGCTCCAGTATGCGGTCGGCACCGAGCGCGAACTCCTGCTGCCGCTGAGCGGGGTCATCATAGACGTTGATGCTCTGGAAGAGGGCGACGATGTGGTGGATCACCGGGGCCAGCATCTCAACCTCTATAGCAGCACGGGTGGTGGCCTCACCACGGGCCAGCCGCTCCAGCTTGACGCCGATGTCTGCCAGGTAGCCGGTGTCCCTAGGGGTGAGCTGGTCGAGGTTGTTGCTGACCTGGACAAGCCCTCTGCCGGCGATCTGGAGCATGGCAGAGCCGACCCTGGCCTGCCGGTCGTTCATCTCAGAGATGGTGGTGGCGTGGTTGTTGGCCTGGAGGGTCTGGGCCTTATCGGTGGCGGATTGGATCCGTTGTTGCCAGTCGAAATGCGCCGAGTAGTTCTTGAGGGTGTTCAGGGTGAGCGTTAGCCCACCATCAGCCAATATCGTCTGCAATTTGGGAAGAGAGCGGTTCGGACCCATAGCTAAATAGATGTCGAAGAAGCCCTCGGCCCTGTGTTTGGCCGCGTTATGGCGTCCGTTGGTCGGGCCGATTGGGTGGTTGGCCATGAGTACCTATATACAGTGACGGTGATT